GAGAGTGCGACATAGGTTTGGCCATACTCGAAGATTTGTGTCCCCACGTCCATTTCTGCCATTTTGAGTGTGGCGCCTTGGATCTTGTGAATGGTCAATGCCCACGCTAAACAGAGCGGTATCTGGCCCACTGCGATAGACGGATATTCTTCACTTTGGCGATAATGTGGCAAAAGGGATTTTACGATACCATTGGCGAATTTGACCACAGGAATGGTCGCCGTATCCGTCTGAATGATATCGGTGACAACTCCCTGCGATCCGTTGCAAATCCCCTTGTCAATGTCGAGATTGACGGTACACATTACCACGGTCCCCTTTTTCAGTGCAAGGGATTCGGCATAATTCGATGAAGTGATCAAGTTCTGAATCTCGTATTCGATTTCTTGGGCAGTCAAACTGCTACATTTGGTCATTTGTTCGATGCTAAGGGGCTGTCCCGATTCCAAGAATGTTTTGCAGTCGGTTTTGATGACGGACGAAAAGGTGTGTTCGTTCGCGGGGAGTTTTGCAAACATTGTGGTATTGAGATAATCGGTCTTCATTCGGGTGGGGAATAGTTTGGTGGGAACGCAGCCGTTGTTTTGTGCGGGGTCGTATTCGCGTTTGACGTATTTCTTGAGCAAGTCTTGGTTTTCGGGGGTGAGTGTTCCCGTGCGTATTTGTAGCAAAATCTCCTTGTACTTGGGATCGGTTTGGCGGAAAATAGTGGTGAGTTCAATGTGATTTTCCATCGCAAAGGTGGTGCGCCATTTCGGGCTCTCAAAGCAAAACATCTCTGTTTCGGGTTCTGTCGCGCTGCCCACCGGCGGTAATTGGTAGAAATCACCGGTGAATACGACTTGGATTCCGCCAAAGGGTCGATTGTTGCCGCGAGTTAGTCTGCCGATTTCGTCCAAGATTTCGAAGATTTTCTTGGACATCATACTGACTTCATCGACGATGAGAATGTCGGTTTTGCGCCACGCCTGTTTGGTTTTCTTGTTTTTTACGGCCTTGTCTATGATGCGGAATTTGGGTCCGGTGGCTAGTCGGATTCCGCTCCACGAATGCAGGGTTCTTGCTCCGCAATTTAGCAAAACAGCTGCACACCCGGTCATTGCACAGACTTGGCAGTCTTTTTTGTTTTTGATTGCGTGGTCGAGCATATAACTGATGAGTCGGGTTTTGCCAGTACCCCCGGGTCCGGTGATGAATAAATTGTGTCCGGCTTTGAATTGTTGCAAAGCATAGGTCTGTTCGGGTGATAATTCCATTTTTATATCGTCGTATTCGTTCTTGTAAACTTTGTTCGAAAATCAATTTTCCAAGGGGGATGGATCCTCCCTTTTTCTTGGATCTTGGACATTGACGATTTTGAAAAAGGAAAAAAGTGCGGGGAACTGAAAAACAACGCCGCAGTTGAGGGGTCTTGTATTCTTTTGTCCCTAGTTCATATAATGGTGAAAAATATATCGAATTTCAATAACACGAGCGATTATTTGCCGCTGTTCAATGCTGTATTGATCACCGATTTGTTTGTTATTTTCTTGTCAAATACGAAAATCATTGATTCGAAAGTCTTGAGAGAATGGTATGCGAAATACAATTTGTCCGCGGTCATTGCGGACGTCTTTATTATATTGATTGCTTTGATTATTACACGAGCCATTTATTATTACGTGTTTGACCGATTTTCCATTGTGAATTTTATCATTTTAGCGGTTGTTGTCCAAGTGATTCACGATCTACTGTTTTCCCTTTTTTTCAGCATTGTACCCAGAGGATTCAGCAAAATGTTGGACACGTTCAAAGATTATGCAAAAGAAGCGTCTTACAAGGCGATTTTATCGGACAGCGGTATGATGATTTTGTCGTGTTTACTTGCCTCGTATTTAGTCAATCAAAGTACGAATACGAATATGATTACGTTTGTCGTTATTGTCTATTTATTGCCCTATTTTTTGTACAACTAACTTTATTATCCAGGCCCAAAATGGATGTGGATAAGTCAAAAATTCTTTGGCCGTCTACAGTAAGATAATCTTTTGATGTATACAAATTGTAATAAGAGAACATTCGGATTGTCATTATTTACTATCCGAATGAATGCGATTTATTTGTAAAATATTTATTTCTTGTATCTTCTCTTATAGGTTCGCTTGGTTCTTCGTTTGTTTTTTTTCTTCTTTGTGTATCGAGAACGTTTACCTCCACCCATTGAACTAATACCACTAATAATACCACCAATACCATTACCAACAGCACTAGCAACATGGTAAGCACCACTAAAAAATTGGCCAAAACCACTCAATATATAATCAAAATCTATATGCGGAAGCGATTCCTTTGGTATTGAAGATATTAATGTCCAAAAATCTTGTTGGCCTTGCATATTTGAGGAGGGTCTATACCCCCAAAAACGCAACGTATCAGACAATATATCAGAAATCGTATCATAACGTCTACCTAACATTTTTTTTAATTCTTCTTCTGCATCTTTTTTAATGTCTGTTTCTCTAGTTTCATCAAAATCTAATTCGTTTAATATCATATTTATATCAGAAATCATAGTGCGCATTTTATCTTTTAAACCTTCTATTTCCATTATTTTAGAATAAGTAGTCTTCTTATCATTGGATACACTCGTATTATTCCGATAATCTTGCATTTCATTCTCAATATCTTTATTTGATTTAGTTGTAAGCTTTCTTTTCAAATAATCTAACCGATTTTCATATACTTGATCTAACTGATATTGAATAAAGTTTCTCATCGGATATATTTTTTTTATTATCTCTAAATTTTGTTCTGTATTTTGATTTTGTTCAATTTGTTCAATCTTTTGTTTTATCTCTTGTTTTATCTCTTGTTCGTATTTATCAAAAGTTTCTTTGACTGCGTTATTTATAGTATCATATTGGTCTTCAGTATAATATTTACCGATTGCTTTTCTATAGTTCAATGCAATTTTCTTACCAGTTCGATCAATATGATCAATAGATTGACCAACATAATTTTGAGCCCGTTGTAAAATAGGAACCGTCGCGTTACTATTCATATATATTATGATTCTATAAAAATTGAATTACACCGGGTAAGATCTATCAAAGGTACCCAATCAAAAATGATTTCCAACTATGAATTCGTATCTACTCCTCCTGTGAATGAAACCGGTATGGTTTCGTCATCGTCGGCGTCTTCTTCGGTAATGCAGTGTTCGTATTGCCAACGCTGTTTTCATTTCCACGACATTTATCAGAGACACGTGATTACGTGCGAATTCTTTTACAAGGGGAGGAAAAACCGCGAACGGTTGGAAGACGACAATGAGGTTTTGCCCACTGCCCAAGAACAATACAAGCTCATTCAACATTTGTTGTATCAAAACACTCTTTTACAAAAGAAGCTGGCGCGCGTCGAGACGAATATATTGGCGAAAAAGCGCAAAATCATATTGGATTGTCTAAAAAACCCCGGATCGCCCAAACCCTCCCTTCCCTTCTTCGATTGGGTCAAAGCCATCAATGTATGTTTTGACGATTTGGAGGCGGTGTTTGAACACGATTTGATCAGCGGTGTTCTTCGAGCCTTATCGACTGAACTTTCTCTACCCGTGCACGGGTTACCGTTGCGCGCATTTCATCAGAAACCGGGCACCTTTTACATTTGGGATATCGATGAAGGTGCACAGGATCCGTCGTGGCGTATTTTATCCGTAAATGATTTCGATAAATGGATGAACAAGATGAATCACCGGTTCTTGCAAGAGTTTACTTTGTGGAAACGACTGAATGTGGAACGTATGCGTGCAACCGAAGAGGGCAAGGATCGGCTCATCGAGTATATGCGCAAAATAATGGGTTTGGGTGAGAATTATGAGCAACGGCGACGTTCCGATCTGAAAAAGTGGCTCTTTGACAAGATCGCGGTGAACTTTGAGCATATGGTTGAAATCGAATATGTGTAACGGGGTTGGTTTCTAGGGGGTGTAAAAATGCGGACCTTTTGGTGGGTCCGTATTTTTATTGGGTTATAGGGACAGAGATAGAGATACGTTTTGCAGATGAGCATACACTACATTGGCAAAGATTTCGACAAAGGTCCAATCGACGTTTTCATACGTGTCTTTTTCGGTGTGATGATTCTTGGGAAAATTTGATGGAATGAGATCGATGACGGGAATGGATTGTTTGGCAAAAGGTGTTGCATCGTGTTCGACTTCTTGGTCACTGGTTTTTTCATCGGGATCGATGAACAGTTGCGTGTTTGGATAAATGGCGCGATTGATTTTCGCCAGATCTTTCATTGTTGGAAATGAACGGGGTCGATTTGAAAAGGCGAGAAAGGGATCTTGGGTACTCCCTCCAATCAAGTCAAACACATATACTTGACTCGGCAAGTGTTTCAAGGTTTTCACGAAATGGGTGGAACCGGACAGGATGGTTTCGTTTGACCATTTTCCATCGATGGCTTCTTCGCCATCGAAAAACACGACCATCAGGTTGAAATCGGGGGTTTGGCTTAAAAGTTGTCTGGCTAATTCGATGATGACCCCGACGGCGGTGATTGCATCGGTGGCTGCGGGGCATTGGTTCATCGTGGGTCCGTCAATGTGTGTGGACAAGATGATGTAGGGTCGACGGGGATTGAATGAAGGGGGGTGTCCAAGAATATTGGAAAATGAATGTGTTTGATTATGGATCTTTCGTGTAAACTCTTGGGGTTTTACGACAAACTGGGGGATTTGTTTCAAAGCGGTGATAGCATTTTGTTTGACTTGGTCCAAGTTTTGACTCTGGTGAGGTCGATAGATGGCGTTTTGCTGTGTCCATTGTTTGATCCAGGTGAGACGAAGCGGGGAGGATGATTCAAAGGTTTCGGTGTATATAAAAGGAAAAAGGAGGAAGACAAAGAGGATTGCTATGATTATTATTATGATGTACACATACAATTGTTTGTTTTTGAATGTAGTCATTTATATATTATATATTCCAGATACAATCTTGGATTCAGCAAAACATCCTTTTTGTTATTTATTTTTTTTCAAGTATTTTGTTCTTCTTTTTTTACGTGAATGTTTGGTCTTTCTTGTCATTTTTTTTCTAGTTCTGCCAGCCCACAACTTATACCACGGGATTGGTGTGGGTGTTTCTGAGTTTGTAGTATCATCTAAAACAGATTTTCGGCTTGTAATCGCGTGTCGAGTGTCATCATTTTCTGATTTATTTTGTTCGGATTCTAAACTGGTTAACCATTCGTTTACCTTTTCAAGATCTTCCACATTCAAATTGTCAAGTAATTCTAATAAATCTGTATCTTTTGAAATTGATGTTACAATTTTTTCATCATCATTGTGTTCGTTGTAGCATTCTATTAATTTTATTATTTTATCTACTTGGTTCGGACAATTTTGCATTGCAGTTTTGAATTTTTTTATATCAGTATTGCAGTCGTCCAAACCATCACAAGCTTTTTTGATATCTTCTTTTTCGTTTAGGGCCCTTTTTTCTTCTGCTTTGTCCCATTTTTCTTGTTCTTCTTCCAATTTTTTTTGGTGGACATACTATTATATATATACATATAAATACTTATGAAAATGATTAGAAAGTTGATCGCGGTTGTTACCTTGTTTATGGGATACAGCAAAACCGTATTTTCGTCTATTTGTAATGGCAAAGATCGTTCCCACCTATTTGGCTGAAAAAAATGCGCATCCTCGCGATAAGTTTATTACGTTTGATGAGGGACCGCATATCTATACCGTTCACGGAAAGCAGGGATTTACTTCGGTGACCACGTGGAATCATACTCATTTCCCCCATTTCGATGCCGACGCTATCATAAACAATATATTGTCGAGTAAGCGTATGGAAGATCCTAAATACAAATATTACAATATGACGCGGGAACAAATCAAAAAGGACTGGGATCGGAATCGTGATTCGGCTGCGGGAGCTGGCACCAATATGCATTATGATATTGAATGTTATTGGAATGGACTGGAGGTGTCGAATTCGAGTGTTGAATATCAGTGGTTTCTCCGATTTGTCAAGGATTTTCCCGAGCTAAAACCCTATCGTACCGAGTGGATGGTCTATTATGAAGAGCTCAAATTGTCGGGTTCGATCGATATGATCTTTGAAAACCCCGATGGAACGCTGGAAATTTATGACTGGAAACGATGCAAGGAGATTAGTTACGAGAGCGGGTTTGGCAAAACAGCCATTACGTCGTGTATTTCGCACTTGCCCGATACGAATTATTGGCACTATGCGCTCCAGTTGAATACCTATCGCGCGATTTTACAGGAGAAATATGGCAAAACCGTCACTGGATTGTATTTGGTCTGTATTCATCCGGATAATCCGTATCGTACCTATGATCGGATCGATGTTCCCTTTCTAGATAAGGAGATTGCCGATTTGTTTGAAGTCCGTCGATCGCAAGTAACGCAGAAAGATTAGTGCGTTGTTGATGAAATCCATATAAAAATGTGGTTTGTATGAATAATAATACAATGTCTTTTTTATATACGCCCAATAAATGCTGGTTCTATTGGGCCGTTTTGTTATTGGGAGGTGGGAGTGCTATTTGTATACGAAATCGGGAACATTGGAAATCGGTCAAAAAGCAAAACTCCCCTTCTGAGGAAAAGCCGGTTCCACCGCCACCTGATCCGGAGGAAGTCTACAAGGATTTGGCCAAGAAGAAATGGTTGCGATCGTATCAAGGTGTGACGACACTTTCCTACAATAAAAACGTGGATGCGCTGTTTTATGATCGCAAGGCGTATGAAATACAAATGTTGGCGGCGAATGATCTGGAGACTGTGTGGAGAAGACGAGTATTGATGGAGAGTACACCGCGCGGTCTAGTGATTATGTATTTCAATGCCTATAAGCGCGGTTTTACTTATTTTGCGGATCAATCGATACCGTATGCTCTGATCAATGCAGTGGCGATGAAATATGTGGTTTTGTATTTTTGCCGGGATTTTTTCATTGATGAAATGGAGACGATGGATTTGATCTTGTCGCCATTGATTGATTTATATGAGAAGGACGCTTTTCAAAAGAAGCCGGTTGGTGATAAAAAAGGGGAAAAGGCGATTGATATCAAATCGGGACCGTTTTTAAAGTCGAAGCATTTTGTGCAAAAGAGTCAATTGCAGGCATCATCGGGTGGTTCTAATATGTACACGAATGTTGCATCTACTGGTTCTGCTTCAAAGTCGGAACCGATGAAAGAGTATGTGAAGAATCGGTTTGTCTATGAAGGCAAGATTTGTAACTATTCCCTTTTGCAGAAATATGATATTGTAAAGGCAGCGAAACCCAGCAAAAAAGTTTCCCCCATAAAATACAGTGATTTCAAGAATTGGCATCATCCACAAACGCCACAAACGCCAGTAGGAGGAGGAGGAGGAGGAGGAGGAGGGGGTGGCGATTCATTGGTTCCATCGATGTTTTGCCAACCATTATGATTATTATTTTTCTCGTAGACGTTTCTTTTTCCATTCGATAAACCCGAGACTTTTGCTCAAATCGAAGGAAAGACCAAGGTGTGATTTAGCGATTTCATAGCCTTGCCGTTCCTTTTCGGTCAATGTTTTTAGGTATTCGGTGAGAAGATCTTCCATTTTTGTTGTTCAATTGGTTGAGTTGGTTGAATTTGGTTTGTTTTCTGTCTATCTTTTAATTCAATTTTAGTGACACGATGTTGTTTTTTGGTATCAAAAAGTCTACTTATACAATAAATGGGAAAACATTCTAAAAGAAATTATCGTCCTCGAAATGTGACATTTAAAAAACGTAAAAATAATGAAATGGTGGGCGGAGGAAAAATCCATGGATTCATTAACAAACTTTTTAATCTAGACTCAAACCCAGATAAAAATACTAAATTGAAGATGGAAAATATAGGATATGGTGAATTAATGAATCTTTGTAATGAAATATCAAAATTATTGAAATCCTATACTGCCACTGGTTCAACTGGAGATATAACAAAACTAAAAGACAATATACAAGCTGTACACAAAGAAATAATTGATAAACTCAAGGAGCTTCAATACAGCTCGTTAAACACAGTTTATGAAAAACTATTTAATGAATTGAAAAATCTGGCTACATATTTAAATGAATTGTTGAATGAATTGAATCAAAATACTAACACCGAGAAAATTATTGAAGAAAATATTGAAGCATTGAATTATGCGATTTCTGAATCTAACAAAAAAATTGAAAAAAATACAAGTGAAATAAATAAAAATTCCCTTGATGCAGTATCTTCTAACCCGTCTCAAATACAAAAAATTTCACACGCTCTAGGTAATGCTGGTACTCAAGTTGCTAATACAGCCCGTAGAGCAGCATCTAGTGCTGGTACTCAAGTTGCTAATACAGCCCGTAGAGCAGCATCTAGTGCTGGTACTCAATTTTCTAACCTTTTGCATACGCCACATAATAATCAACAACATCAGCAACAGCAACCGCAACAAGAACAGCAACAGTCATCAGATAATATAGTTATTCCATTGGATCGTAGTGTAACTCTACTTATTGGAAGTACAAAATTAGTATTAAATGATGGAGTAGTAGTATCAATAAATGGAGTTCAACAAGAAAACCCCACATCTGGAGCACCCGCATCCGCACCCGCAATTGAAAAAACCGCAACTGAAGTATCTGCAACTGTAGCACCCGCATCCGCAACTGGAGAAACCGCATCCGCAACTGTAGCACCCGCATCCGCACCCGCACCCGCACCCTCAACCGCAACC